AGAGTCAAGTCTCACATAATCATCATTCCAACCAAACGCTGTTTTCACAACATTGTCTGACAGACCTTTGTACTTTTGATGCAGAACTTTGTCTTTTGCATGACAAATAACTTCTGCTTCTGAATAATGCAATCCTTCTAACATCTGAATGAACATAGTTTCCTTTTTCATTCTAGGTGTTTGATTATCTGCACCTTCAATAAAGTGATATAATCGTTTTGCTTCTTGAGAAAGAAGCGTATGTTCCGTTCCTTCTGGCGCCTCATTAGGTTTGAAAGGAACTGAACCTTCTGGTAAGACCCATTTAATTTTTGGGTCAAAAGAAGACTTTATTACCATTCTAAGAGCTTCACTATCGTGTTGTTTTAGAACTGCAATCTTTTTATCTTTAGTTTTTGCGTTATTCACCTTTGTCAAAACTTCTGACAAAAGTGGTGTATATGTTTTAACTGCCATTAGAAATCTCCAATATTCTCCATTAAGTTTTTAAGTTTATACTTGATAAAATAATTTAGTAGTTGTTTTCTATCTCCATCAGGCATATCCAAATAAGTTTGAATACACTTGTTCACTAGTTCTTCTGGAATGTAATTGAGGTCTATTAGAGTTCTGTTTCTGTGAATATTTCTCATCATATCTTCATTACAGAAATCTTCTGGGTTCAATTCAATCCAAGTCGCAAGTTTTCTTTTTGAGATAGGCCTTTGCCTTAGTTCATCTACAAAAGTATTATCTGGTGATAAAAAATTTGGAACACCATCACTTCTATCACCTTGAAGTATATGCGTCTTAATATATGTAGTAGGGTCTACACCGTTGATAAATTTCTTTTGAGTTGGACTATACTGCGATACAAAGTTATGTTGTTGCAGTTGAATAAAATCCTTGTCTCCAGAAAGTATCAATACCTTTTCATAATTCTTTGGTTCTTTTGCAACATGAAAAACAATAGATGCAATAACATCATCAGCTTCTGCGTTTTCTACTTGCAATACTTTATATGGGAAAAATTCATTTAACTCATCACGAATTAAATGTAGAGTGTCAAAAATAGAGTTCCAATCTAATTTAGATTCTTTTCTATCTTTTCTACGACTATGTTTGTAGTTTGGAAATACATCTCTTCGCCAGTTAGTTTTGTCATCATAACAAAGCACTAGTTCACCATACTCATTAGAGAATCTACTACGATATCCCCTAAGAGAATTCAGAACCATATGTCTAACTAAATCTGGTTCTATTTCTTTTCGTCCACCAATTTGCACCATCAGATTAGATAGTGTCACTTGGTTCATATCAACTAATATCATCTCCGTCACCATTATCATTAGATTGAGGAAGTAAATCATCAATCTTATGTAAGTTCACCTTTGTCACTATAGTTTTATCTTCTTCATTCATTTCGGTTTTAACAACCAAGTCCATAAAACTTTGCATGGGATGTGCAAATCCCATTTGTCTATACAGAGCTCCTCTAACCACTTCATTGAGGAAACTAATGTCACCTATAAATCTATCCTTCTTAATATCAAAACCATTTTCACCTACATTATGAATCAGATTAATCATTAGACCTTCTGCAAGATTATCACAAAAGTCTAAATCTTCTTTCATCTTAACAGCATCTAAATCATCAATAATGATTGGTGTCTTCTGACCTTTGAATTTAACTGGAAATTCTATGACATTATCGTTCAATATCCTAACTCCGCTTTTCTCTTTTCAACTTTTTTGAGATATCTACGTCTTCCAGCAGCTTTTGCCTTTCTACGTTTTTCGCCCTTACTTGTAAAGTAAGACCTTTCTCTGAGCTCTTGGAAGAAACCATCTTTCATTAGTTTCTTTTTAAGAACTCTTATAGCACCATTTACATCAGATGTAGTAGTACCGTCTTTATTCTTAACTTGTCGAACCGTTACGGTCATACCTTCATCTTTCGGATACTTGTCTTTCTTTCTATGAAAGTTTCTATTATTATACTTGTATCTCATAAAGCTCCTTCTAGTTATTTAGTTTGTATATTTGTTCGCATACTCCACTGTCCATAATGAAACTAGTAGTGTATACTGCTATCTGTGGGTAGTATGTAACTAATACTACACCTATCCCAATACCTAAGATAATTTTCAACATTATGTTATCCTATCAGAAAGTCTACGCAGAGTCAAGTACTTTTTCAACACAATCTACAGCTTCACTATCGAAACCACCAATGTGCCAATCATACTTTTCAGTAGGGATATATCCATCTTTCCAATTGTAAACAGTAGCAGTTACAGTTTCAAAGTCTTCTATTCCAGTATCATCTGTAAAAGGAACTTTGAACTCTATTGCCCATTGTGCGTTGACCTTTTCATAAGGACTTGCATCTGTCATAGTTGGTTCACCAAACACCTCAACTAACTTATCGTAGGTGGTGGTGATTTTTCCTTGTAAACTAGTCATGTTGATGTTTACTGTATCACACGCTAAAAAGTCTAACATTCGATTACTTCTCCTTTCCCAATCCAGACTAATAGTTCTTCAAACAAAATCTCCCATGTATCCTTTCTTTCTTTCAAGTAATCGAAAGCATACACATTTTCTTTTGCCCATTTGATAGCATCTTTTGCATTATCAAACTCACCTTTCAAACCCAACTTATTCGCTTGGGTATAAACGATATACTTTTTATCCTTCATAAAAGCCTCCTTGTTCCATTGGTGTATCAAGACACTTTTGAGCATTCTCTTGTGTCATATAATCAGTGTACCTATTGTAAGGCACAATCATACCACCACAATCTGGGTCTTTACAAATTGCACCAACATACCAACCAGCGGCAGAAGCCATCACGATTGGTTCTGATACCGGCATCCAAGTACCATACACATTTGTGTCGTTGAATTCAATGTCTTTGATGTTTTTTGCGATTTTCATAGTTTCCTCACTCTCTCAATTATATTATCATTCTACCATGTTCTGACAACAATGTCAAGCACTTTTTAGTAGTAACCCCAAAAGTCATTCCACATATCGTCTACCACACCTTCTGCGATACCGATATCAAAATGAGTTGTCAAACCCAACTTATCTACCACAAAGGCCTTCATCTCTGCGATATGTTCACACTCACCAATCTTGGTTTCAAGACCGTCAATATCAAAGACCTTCTCTTCAATATCCATCATGTAGTTCTTAATTTTACTCATTTTTACCTCTTTCTCTTTATCTTACTCTTAGAGTATACTTTGTTTTTAGAACAGAGTCAAGTCTTTTTTGGGAAAAATAGGCTAAAAAAAACCCTTGAAAATCAAGGGTTTAATTTATTAATTATAGAGTTTTTAGAAGTTTTTTGAGTTTTTTCTTGGATTTACCCATCATTTTGGTCTTTTTTACCGAATCAAGATTTTCCAGCGAATCACCCACAATTACAAGTGCAATCATACCCATAGATTTGTGGGGGGTGCAAACGTAGAGATATACACCTTCTTTTTCAAATGTGTAAGAAACCTCTTTGTTGTTCTTACTTTTGATTTTTTCTGCACCCTCTGGTACAGTTACAAATTGTACATTATGTCCTTTACTAGTTGGTAACCATGTAATGGTGTCGCCTACGTTTACTCTTGTAATATCTTCAGAGTAAACCATTTTAGCTCCATCATCTCGTTTGTTCAACATATCAATAGTAATATCTTCTGCAAAAGCAGAGGATGTAATCATAACAAATAATACTGTAAATAATCTAATCATTTTATTTCCTTTTTCCATTAATTAGTTCTAGTTCTTCTTCTGTATAGGGCCACATTATTGTAACTCCTCTAGTCTTTTATTATACTCTTCGTTAGTTCTGTCATTCATTTGATTTAAATGAAATCTCAAATCTGCATCTCTATTGTATTCAAAATGCATTTCATTCATAATTTTGTAATTCGCACTTAACTGTCTGCCTCTTTGCATTTGGATAATTGCTCGTTTAAAGTATAATCTTATTGCATCACACACATGACAAGTACGCTCATACACAGCGCTTGCTACTGACATTATAGTCTCCTTTTTGAAAGAGTAGTTTAGATTTAAACTACACTATTATTTATACATAAACACTATTTTCAAAATGGCAAAGCTGTTATGCGTTTCCGTATATAGTGTTATGCGTATTGTTCACTCGTACAAATGTTGCACACTTAGATAATGATTTTAATCTTTTTGCACCAACATAAGTACACGCAGAACGAATACCAGAAAGTATATCAATGATGGTATTATTTACTGGGCCACGATATGGAACTGAAACAGTTTTACCTTCAACACCACGATATTCTCTATGAGGTACATTATGTCTATCCATTGCAGTTTTAGATGCCATACCATAGAATTCCATTTTTCCGTCTTTTATTTCTCCATCACATTCATCATGTCCTGCTAACATTCCACCAATCATCACAAAGTCTGCACCAGCAGCAAATGCTTTTACGATATCACCAGAAGTAGTACATCCACCATCTGCAATGATATGTGCGTTTAATCCATGAGCTGCATCTGCACATTCGATTACTGCACTAAGTTGTGGATATCCAATACCAGTTTTAGTTCTTGTAGTACAAACACTGCCGGGCCCTACTCCTACTTTTACAATATCTGCACCAGCAAGAATTAACTCTTGTGTCATATCAGCAGTAACTACATTACCAGCAACAATCGTTGCTTCTGGTAATCTCATACGAATATCTTTTACTGCATCAATTACAGATATTGTATATCCGTTTGCAACATCAATACCAATAAATTCCCATTTTAAATGATGTGTAATCATATGTCCAATATCATCAACACCGCTCATCATACAAACATTTTTACCTAACATCTTATTATCAGTAGTTCCAACTCTCCACCAAGTCGCATCCTTTTTCATATAGTGTCTTGCTGGACAAGTTATCATATTATGTTCTAACAGACGTTCATACATCTGTGGTGTTCCAACTGTATCCATATTAGAAGCCATAATAGGTACACCAGACCAACTTCGTCCACTATGGACAAATTTGAAAGTCCGTGTCATATCTACGTCATATCTGGAAGTTAGGGTTGACCTTTTTGGTCTAATTAATACATCTGAATAATCTAATTTAATATCTTCACTAATTAACATTTTCACCTCGTCATTTTAAACATTTTATCTATTTTGTTAGTCTTTGTATTTTTCTTTGTTTTTACTTGTGGTTTTGATTCAAAAGATGCTTTCGCTCTTTCAGCTTCTTCTTTCATCCTTTTTTCATACCGTTGCTCTTCATCACGCTTAGTCCATTTACATTGTTCCCTCTGTGAAAGTTGATATTTAAATCTTTCTCGTACTTCTTTTGCATTGTCCGTCCACTGTAACATAAATTTAATCGCAATATATCCATCACCTTTAAACATAAGTTTACCATCTCTGTAAACTTTTCCTTTAGAATTATCTAATTCTATTATACAGTTTTTATATTCAAGTCTCATCCTTATGCAGTCCTACAAAATATTCTGCGTCAACTACGACTAATGGTTTATGATTGTTTCTTTTAATCACCACCACTGGTTCATAGTCTTTACTATTTTCGACTGCTTGAGAATATGATTCCCATATATTTAATTTTTCTTGATTTTTACATTCAACAGAATAAGGGAACTTTTCTCTCGCAGCCCTTGCCATAATCAAGTCTTCTCCACCAGCACCCATAGACCTAGATTCTACATCTTCTGGATGCACTTCTAATTTTTCAATTAGTTGGTCACGAAACCATTGTTGTAATCTGCGACCTTTTGCTTTTGCACTTTGCGTTTTCATGGTGTTGATATTGCTTCATCCGTATACATATTATAATCGTCATGTGTTTCAGACCATCTTGCATAATCTTTTTCACAAATGTCACAACGACAATGGTAACAAACTAAGACTTCTTTGTCCTCTCCAAAGTCTTTATAAAGTTTTCCATCACAATGTGATTCATGGCCACAATTTTTACAACCTCTAGCAACCACTCTCACTTACCTCATAACAATTACAATCATGACATACATCATTTACACACTCTTCACAATCAGTACCACAATGACATTCATGACCACATTTAGAACATTTACTCATAGTCATACTCCTCGTAGTTTTCATCTATCTCGTCTTCATCATCAATATTTATCTCACCACCACAAAAGACACAATGTCTAGCGTGATAGTGAGATTCAGACATTCCAAATTGAACTTTAAATTCTACGTCACAATCTCCACAATAGAGAACTTTTTTCGCCATATTTAAGCAGCCTCGTAAGCATCATCCCAAGTTCCAGATAAACCAGCGACCTCATATTCTGTCACTCTGTTTTCAAAAAAGTTAGTATGGTCTGCACCATTCAATACCCACTCTAACCAAGGTAGTGGATTATCTTTCACTTTAAAATTAGGTTTCAGACCAAGTTGTAATAATCTTCGGTCTGTAATGTATCTTATATAGGTCTTTACGTCAGACGCTTCTAGACCCTCTGGAGCACCCATTTTATAAGTCATCTGTACAAACTTATCTTCTAGTTTTACAGATAGTCTTGCCATCTCATAGATTGCAGCTTTGAACTCATCATCTACTATCTTAGGATATTCTGTACAGAACTGTCGGAATAGTTTCGCAATCCCCTCTACATGGATAGATTCGTCACGAATAGACCATTCTACGACCTTTCCCATACCTTTCATCTTACCAAACCTTTGGAAGTTTAACAACATCACAAATGATGCAAACAAAGCGATACCTTCATTCATTACCGACTTAGCCATTGCAAGTGCAAGACCTTTGTGAGTTGATGTGTTAGAATCCATCATGAAGTCAATCTTATCTGACATTTCTGAATATTCCAGAAACGCATGATATTCTTCTGGTGGAAGACCAAGTGTTTCATTTAAAAGTGCATATGCTCTCTGGTGAATTGCTTCTCTATTTGCAAACGAACCTAACATATTACGAACTTCATTATTCTTGAACTTTGGAATCAACTGGTCATAGTAGTTTTGTCCAACTGCAACATCAGCCTGTGTAAACAGTCTTAGAATATTAGTGATATACTCTTTCTCTGATTCTGTAACTTTACCAGACTTCCAATCTGATACATCTTCTGCGAGGTCAAGTTCATCCTCAATCCAGTGTACCTTTTCATGTCTTGTTGTGATTTCAACTGCCCAAGGATAATAAAATGGTTTATAAGTTTCACTAAATTTTAACAGACTACCAGCACCTCTCTTCTTGAAAAGTGTCTCTGCATATTTCATCAATTCATCATATCCACCAATTCTTTCACCATCAATAAAAATTTGTGGTACAGAGTTTACTCTACGCACCTCGTTTGGTTTACCAACGATTTCACCAATGCCGTTGATTGACTGATAAAATGCAAGACGCTCTTCTTCATTATCCATCAAATCAACACTGTACTCAAATCCATTTTCGTCAAACCACTTCTTGGTCATCTCGCAAAAAGGACAGTCTGATTTAGTTACTACTTTTATTTCCATTTCTTATTTCTCCATATAGCAGTTGTGATTGGGTTTCTCTCTCATTTGCAGAACCCAATCTAATTCTTGAATGCAACGATTAAACCACATCTTATCGTGGTCATCGTGACACTTTTCTCTTTCTTCTTTTAGTTGTTCCATCCGTATTTGGATGTAACGCTTTTGTTTTCCTGTGAGGTCTTGATTAACAGTGACAGGTCTATCTAGTGGGATACCAAAGGTTGACTCCATCATGCTGCTAACGGTCTTTCTGGGTTCACTCCCAACATATCACCCCATGCACCGTAGTAATGTCTCATACCGACCTCATCATGGATTGTACTGTTCTCATGTCTACCATGCAGAATATTTCTTTTTTCAGTACCCTCACGCATCGTTGTACCTTGACCAGCAACACCAATCAAATCCTCATGAAGATTTCTACCAAAAGGCCCCCATATTGAATTGTGATGTTTGATACGAGTTTCTCTTTCTTCTTTTGTATCACTCTTCAGTCCATAACCTCTGAACTCAATCATGACTTGGTTTGGCCCAAGTGGTGTTACACTGTCTGAACGATATGCACTTCCTCTTAGGTTGAAGTTGAAGCCTGGGAAGAGGTCAACCATGTACCACTGATTTGGTGGTAAGTTTGGAAACGACAACTCTCCTCTGTCTTCAAATCCTTCATACTCCTCATAGTTCACTGTAAACGAACTGACGTTTACATGACCATTATCAAAAGGAATATTCTTCCTTGCAAAATACTCATCGTTGAATCCACTGACCCTGTTAAAGTAATGCATAAAGTCGTGATAGAATTCACTGTTAGTATCATGCCATAGTTTGTAGTTTGTATCTATGATTGCTTTATGATAGTGGAACACTTCAAGTTCTTCTGTATCAATTGCGTCTGCGATACAATCAAATGCACCAGCAGTCCACTGGTCAACTGTCATGTCTGGGTCTGGATTGAGTGTAACCCAAACCATCTGCCCGTGTTTTATTTCACAATGCAGTTCCTTACCAACGGTATCTTGATTCCACATTTTGCCAGATGGTGTCTGTGGGCCATTGTTCAAAAATGCTTTTACACCATCACCTGTATTCCATACTATGATATTTTGAAATGCAATCTGTGATGTTCTATAACAAAAGATATCTGGTATTTCACTCATGTGACAAACAGGCACCCATACCTTCGCAAAAATGTCTTTTATTTCTCTCTGGAATATTTCGTGGTTGTTATAACATTCACTAGAGATGTATTCTACTTTTGGTCTACTACTCCATTGTTTATGATTTCTAGGGGGCATTCTCTTCTCCTATACTGCAAAACTTTCACCACATCCACAAGAGGCAGTAGCATTGGGATTGGTTACTTTTAGGTATGAACCACCTAACTCTGTTACATAGTCTACGGTACAACCCATAACAAACATTTCTGCTATTGGGTCAATCACCAAGTTTTCAACAGTGGGGGTTTCGTCTGTAACATCCCAAACATATTGGAATCCAGAACAACCACCACCTTTGACAGACAAATAGACATTTGGTTTACCTACTTGTCTTAGATAGTCTTTTGCACTGTCGGTTAATTGAACTAGCCCTGACACGCCACACACTCCTCCTGTGA